TCGCTCTCTAGTTAGCCTCAGGCGTTGGTCTCAGCCACCCAAGACGGGGCGCCATAGCCGGTCAGCGTGAAACTGACAGCCGCCACATTCCCTGCGGTGATGTCTTCAGAGAAATCAGTCACGAAGGCCACGCCGCTGTTGTACTCAGGGCTGCCAGTGGCACTCATCTCAGGCGACTCCCTATACCACTCCACCGTGACACCAGAAGCAGCATCTAGAGCGGCCTGACGCAAGACGGCGTAGCCAGCATCGTTGAGGTTCAGGTTCATTGCCATCGGGATGGTGTAGCTCTGCCCGGTCACCAGGCTGGCTGCATACCCCTGAGTGCTGCCGTAGTCCAGAACCTCCGTGGTGGTGGAGGAACCCTGAATACCTGCGTTGGTAAGACCGAGAATCTCGGTCATCCCAGTAGAAGCGGTTGGGTTAGTGGAGGCCGTGGTGCCAGCCTTCACATAGAAGCGATACCCAAGGGCCGCGAAGAAGGCACCGGTGGCCATGATCGTTCCTGTGGCTTGTAGTCCTAACTTGCCGCTAAACGATCTTCTTCTGCTTCCAACACCTCCCACGGTGTAGGCCTAGGGCAGACGTGCAGATCAAAGCCTTTTACGTCATGCGCGACGCCAGCGGTGGCAAGCAGCGCATCCTTCAGCTCGGTCTTCGTGCAACCCAGCTCTTTACATACCGCTAGCGAGGTCCAACCAAGTGCCATGAGCTTCCTAGCGCTATTGCCCAACAGACGCGCTTTATGCGTGGCCTTGATTGTCCAGTTGCTGCCCCGTAGAAAGTGCAGGCACTCCCCTTGGGCAAACGTCCAGAAGATGGTGCTGAGCTTCCCCCGCTCTGGATCATGCGCACGGCACGCCTTGAGAAAAGCGATGTCCACGCAGGAGAAGATGTCTTCTGAAGCCATGCAGTGCCGATACTTGCGGCACAGCTTCCCGCCAAACATGCGGATCAGTCCAATGTTTTCGGCATACATCCGACCAAAGCGCCGCTGCTCTTCTTTGGTGAACGGTTTTGCCAGATGATGCTCAACGCGCTTTTTCTCCGGTTCAGCCGGAGTGCTGAAGAATGAAAGTTGGCCTTCAGCGATGCGCATACATCCAGTCTAACTTCGCAAGACTTGGACAGTCCCAACAGAAGATGATGCCTTGCTTAAGCACAAGCAACCAAGCACCTGCTTGAGGTGTGGCACGACGTTCAACGCATTCTTGCTTTCGGCTTGCTGCACGCTGTTGAACTCCACATCAATCACGTCAACCCGAGCACGGCGAAGGTTGGCATTGGGAATTCCAGGAATCAGCTCACTACTACCAGCACCAGCAGCAGAAAGCAAAGTGCTATCACCAAGCAACGCTTCAGCCAGATCAAATGTGGCTTGCCTAATTGGCTGTGGTACTTCAGTGGTCGTGACAGTCCAATCACCGCATGAAGCATCAGTACGTGGCCATAGCAGAGCTTGTGTTGTCGTGACCTTTTCGCCGATATAGGTCAATTCATCTAGGTAACGGGTCGCCATGATCAACGCCCGACCTTTATTGTCAGTGCTTGCCGAAGTCCAGTTGAGGGTGCCGAGGTACAGATCGGCAATGCCATCACCTTCAGCCACCGTCAGATAGCTATTAGCCGAAGCCGAGCCGACAGTGGCAACAACGGTGATGGTCATAACATCGCACTCTTAGCACTAACTTGCCTTGGGAGCAGACCACTGCTTAACGGCCTTGTCAAAGCTGATTTCACCATCTACAAGGCGCTGACCCAGCCTTTTACCAAATATGGCTTGGGCTGTGTTGGGGTTGTCCTTGACCCATTGCTTGGCAGCCACCTTGAAATCAAGCGGCTGCTCAGGCCCGTCACCATCAGCAAGGCGACGCGGTGCGACGGGGTTGCCGTTTGGATCACGCATATCCTCGTTGCGCCATTTCCAAGGCACGAGGCTGCAGCGGCACTGCATATGAGGCGAGACCTTTTGGTAGTCCGGCGGGAAACGCTTGCCATCAAGCCTCAGACAGATCGGGCACACCTGGCTGTCCAGCAGGGCGGTCCAGACCAGACCTTCAGCATCCAGCCAGTCGGGATCGGCTTCGTATTGATAGATCGCCTGCTGTGCGGCACTACCGACTTCGTTGACGGCGGTGCGCACGATAGCTTCGACGTTGTTCTCGGTAACGCGCACCACTGCGTTTTGGTAGGTGGCAAACGTCTCACCACCAATATCCGAAAGGCCGAGGCGGATGAAGCGCTCTACCCGATCTGCAACGGTGGCTGGCAATGCTTGAGTCAGTTGTGCGCTGAGAGTTTTGCCACCAACCACGGCATCGTTGACTAGGCGCTGCACTTGCACTTGGTTTAGCTGGCCGGCGCCTTCAGCGGTGAGGGTGCCACCCGCCATTTGCACCAGCTGCCTGGCATAGTCCAGCTGCTGCCCCACAAATGGTGCCAAGGCTTCCTGCACTGCCGCCAGCTGCGGCACACCAAAGGATTCCTGCACACTGCGAGCGACAGCAGATGTAATAGCAGCAATGGTGCGCTCACGGTTGACACCAACCGCCAGCACACCAGAGCTACCAACAACACGCTCCACTGCAGCCAAGGTATTGCGCAGATCGCGCAACGCTTGACGAATCAGACGATCCTCCAGCTTGCGCTGCCTTAGCCCATTACGAAGGAAAACCTCAATCTGCTGGGAGAGATCAGCCACGGCCTTGGCCCCTTAGCTTTTTGCGTCCATGGTTAGGGCGACTGTGTTGCCCTTGCCCCTGTCGCGTCTTTTTCGGGGGTGACTGCGTAAAAAGGCGGGCACCGAGACCCGCCTTAGCTTTGGTTGCCATCAGAGCTTGTAAGCCACAACCTTGCCGCTGGTGAGGGTCACCGAAGTGAACAACCCATCAATGGCACCACCGGCCGGGATCGGCACAGCGGAGAAGGTGTTACCTGAAGCGTTCTGCACCGTGGCCGTGTTGATCACGGTGGCTTCGAGGGCATAAAGACGGAAGAACCGTCCGGTGTGAGCACTGGTGTCAGTGATCAGCTCAAAGCCAACCTGACCAGCACCACCCACCTGTTCAGTGGAAGGAAAGACGGCCATCAGGATTCCTCCTCAGCCTTCTTACGACCACGCTTAGGTGTTTCCGCTTGAGGCAAAGGTGCCTCGCAAACTGCTGGCTCGGAAGGAATAGAGGCTGCCGAAGCAGCCTCCTCTTCTTCACGACGGGCCAGGTTGAAACCTGTTAATCCCATCGTTCAACCTCAGTCGAAGTTGGAAGTAACGGTGCCGCGAACGATACCGATGTTCTTGGTCTCGTACACCTTCGTCCAGTTGGTGATGGTGGCGAGAGTGGCCTGACTGGGGTTGGCACCGCCGGCAGTTTGATACTGCGAACCCATGGGGTGGTAGCAGTTGTGCCAAGACACGGCCATGTAATCTGCAAGGGCCAAAATATCGCGGTCAACCTCAGTCTTCAGACCCTGCTGTTCGCCAGAGGCCACAGCGCCGGGGGTGAAGAAATAGGTAGCGTACTTCTTGCTGGAGCCAGAACCAGAAGTCTGCACATCGTCGGAGACGATCACGCGCATGCCCATGAAGAAGGGCACGCTGGCGTCAGCAGTGAAAGCACCAGCCACAGAGCCGGCGAACACATCGGGGGTGGCAGCGTTAGAAGCAGCAGCGGTAGCGCGAGCTTCAGCAGCGGTCACGTAATCAATGGCGCGACGCTCCACCAAGTCGTAGTAGACGGCGGAGTGCATGCAGATGGCAGAGAGCTTGTCGCCCTGATCACCCAGCAGCGCACGAGCCTTGGCCACGGGACGGGCGGTGAGGGGAGTTTCACCCGAACCACCAGCATCAAAGGTCAAGTCGATGAAGGCAGCACCGGTGTTAGAGGAACCGACAGCACCGAACACACCAGCGAGGCTGGCCAACAGATCTTTCTGCTGCTGGAAGGCGATGTAAGACGCAACTTTGTTGCCGATAGCACCCATAGGGTCATCGCCAGATGCGAGCTTGGCCAATTCACGAACGCCCCAAGCACGGCCGCGATGCAGGAACACACCGCGCTGCTTGTCAGCGGTGATAGCGCCAGGAGTGAGGCTGCCGGAGTCGCTCAGGACTTCAGCATCGCCGCTCAGATTGGCATCCCAAAATGGGACCGAAACATAGTCTCCGCCATCACCACCGTTCAGGGCAGCGAGGGGCTGAACAACGCCAGAAGCGATGAAAGCGTTTTGAAGGGTAGTGGCCTCTTCGAGATAGGGGGTAAAAATCTCGGGGATGACCACATCAGACCGCACAGTGGCAGCCATGGTGTTCTCCAGGTTAGGGGTTTACAAAGGCGGCCAACAGCCATTCAGGGTGCCAACAGCTACCCGTTACCTCTAAGTATTCCGCTGCGTATTACTTAGTCGCAGCGGATTTCAATCGTGCGTAAAGCTCAGGATCAGTCTTGTAGATACGAGCCTGTTCCGTGAGGTTGTAGTGCTCCCGACTAAAGGGGTTCTTGCTGCCAGCCGGTAGCTCACCACCGCCAGTGCTGCGGCCAACAGGTGCGCCGGTCCCTTGGGGCTTGGGTGCCTTCAGGCGGTATTGCGGCAGGCTGGAACGTGCCCAATCACCGATGGGCGTGCGTTGATAGCCGTCAACAACAACCACAGTGCCGTCAGCTTCTCGCTCAATTTGATCAGGCTTCAGCTTCAAACGTATGACTTCATCAGGATCATGGACAGTGTCAGCCAGTGCAGCAACCGCTGGTGCAATCAGCTTGAGCTCACGGTTTTCTGATTCAAGGGTCTCTAAGCGCTGTTGAAGCTGCGATTCACGCTCTCGGAACTGGGCTTCTAACGCCTGGCGGGCTTCGGCGTATTTGCCTTGTTGCTCCAGTTGAGCCTGCTCGTGTTCCTGCTTGAACTTGATCAGGCCATCAATATCAATGCCGTCAGGCAAAGCACGAATCTTGTCTTTGGCTTGACCCAGTTGACGCTCAAGCTTTTGGTTGTGCTGGATCAGGGATTCAATCTTTGACTGCAGGGCAGCAGCATCGACAGAAGACTGACCCAGTGACTCTTGCTGATCAAGATCGTCTGACAAAGCAGCAACACAAATGGCACATCGTCAAAAGTATAACTAGCCCGCGCTAGCCACACTATTCAGCTCTTGCAGGTTGGCATCAAGCTGAGCAGCTTGAGTGTCCATGCGTTGCGCTTGCTGGGCTGCAGTGGCTTCAATTTCAGCATCAACATTGAAGTCGTCGTAAAGCCACTCGCCATCAGCCAGCTGGATCAGCAGTGTCTCTTGAGTGATGTCGCCGTTCATGCGTAGCTTGATCAGCTCCGCGACGTGTGCTGGCTCTAGGGTGCGGGCCACGAAGTCGTTGTTCACCATGCTGCTGCCTGCGGTAGGCAGGTTCAGGTAGGCGGCGTGGAACTGCAGGCAACTGTCAATGAGGTTTTGCAGGCCGATGGCCACGGCTTGCAGGGCAGCATCACCTTGGCTGCGCTCAATGGCCTTGGATTCGGCGGCCTGATTGGTCATGTTCTGACCAAGGACTGCAGCAAGGCCCAGCTCCGCAATTTGCTTCTCGATGCGGTCTAGTTCGGTGAAGCGGGCTTGGTAACTGGTGCCAGTGGGTTCAGTGAACTCAGCGCGGGCATCAACCGGGAAGGCCATTGCTGAGTTGGGGCCAGCCTCTAGCTCATCCACCTCGGCCGGTACACCGAAGAGGTTGTAACGGG